TGGTGTTTTAAAAAATGCACGTCCTGCGAATTATACTGAAGACTTAGCACAAGCAGAAAAGCTTATTGAAAGTGACGAACTTTTAAAAGAGTGGCGAAAAGAAAACGGTGGTAAAGGTCAACGTTTTGAAAATCCTGCTAAACAAGATGCTGAAGATTTTTATCAAGGTGATATAACTAGGAAAGAATTACAAACTCTTATTAATTCTAAACTTGGTGATCCTACACTTTTTACACTAGATAATTTTCCAGATATGCCAACTATTACTGATACAGTAGGTGGTATGGGAACAAAAGCTAGGAAATACGGTATTCTTGGTGTAAAAGGTTTTGATTTAAAAGAAGGGCAACGTGTAGGCTCAAGACTAGATATTCCTGCTTATAATGAATACGACAAATGGATTGTTTCAATACATGACGGAAACGTTGATAAAGGCGGTGTCATTGGATACGGACAAGCTATACGTTTAAAGAATATTGAATTTAAATCTGATCCTAAGATGGCTTTAGACATTGCCAGAAAGAAAGAATTAAAAGCAGCAGATCCAGAGAAAGGGACACCTGCTAAATATCAGACTAAAGCAACCATTGCACGTATTCATGGTGACTACGTAAAAGAAGATCCGTATGAGTTATACGAACAAGCAAAACTTCTACTAGATGACCCAGAGTGGACACAGGTAGGTATGAACCCATATAGAGGTAGCTTCTTTTATGATAAAAAGACAGGTATGCCTGTTTTAAATGCTGAAGAAGTAATTCAGGTTGGTCCTCTTGTTTTAGCTAAAAAAGTTCAAACACCAAAGTTGTCAGAGTTAAAGAAATACTTTGGTGGTGAATTTAAAGACGGTAAATACAAGTCTGCTGCTAGAACAAAAGATGGTAAAGTAAAAGTTTTTAACCAAGGTGGTGCAGTTATGAACGAACAAATGGAAATGGCATTCATGGCTGAAGGTGGCCTAAGAGATGATGGATTAAGTGTAGATCCAGTATCAGGTAACGATATACCTAATGGCTCAATGGCTGAAGAAGTAAGAGATGACATTCCTGCACAACTATCTGAAGGTGAATACGTTGTTCCTGCTGACGTTGTTCGATTCTACGGTGTAAAATTCTTTGAGGATCTACGAAAAGAAGCTAAACGTGGTCTAGCAGAAATGGAATCCAATGGTCGTATTGGCGGTGAGCCTGTACCTGAAGGTGGCCCACAAGTAAATGAAGCACCAGTGACAGAACAAGAGATGGCTGCACTTAGAGAGCTTGCTATGGAAATGAATGTAGGTGGTATGGTTCCACCTGTTAATCCTAACATGCAACCGCCCCCACAAGCTGTAGGAAATGCTGCGCTACAACAACCACAAATGATGAATAAAGGTGGTACTGTTCTTGGGTTTGATGGTGGTGGGGATCTTTCTGCTGTTCAATCACAACCAATTACTGGCGGTGGGTTAGGTTTTTCACTCTTTGGCCCTTTCACAAATGATGGTAGCTTACCAACCAATCCTTTTGAAGAAGGTCAGATTGTAGAACTTTATAAAGATGGCAAAGTATTGTCCTTTGTTATGATGAGAGACTACCAAGCTTACCTTGATAAGATTGAAGAAGGTTGGTTGACCAAAGAACAAAAAGACGCTAAACTTGCAGAAGAAGGTCCGTCTATCGCTGGTACTGATACTACTACTACTACAACAGACGATAAAACTGCAAGCACAACAGATAGATCTGACGATAGAACAGACTACAGACAGTTTACTACTCAAACTAAACCGACACTTACTAAAAACGTTGCTGACATGACAGATGACGAACTTAAAGTTGCTCTGGAAGGAATGAATATTGTTGGTCGAACAGGTTCAACCTTAGCCTATACAATGGGTCTTCCAGTAGGTGCTCTTGTTGGTTCCCAACTAGCTTCTAATTATAACAACATGTTAGAAGTTGCTAGAGACAGAAACCTTATCTCTGAAAAAGAGTATGAAGATAAACGTAAAGGAAGTATCTTTGGTGGTGAAAAGAGCCTCTTTGATAATCTAATTGATAGATCAGATAAAAACAAAGAACTAGGAACTAGCAATAAAAAAGGTATAGACTTTGGGGATACTTGGTTAGGTGACCTACTAGGCTTTGACGGAAAAGCAGGTGTTCAAGGACCAAGTCTATCAGAGTCATTCGGTGGAGCACGTAGAGATCAAACTGCACTTACACCTTCAAGCACTTACGCTGCCCCTACTACAGGTGCTACTGCACCAGGTGATATGGGTGACGGTCTAAGAGGATCAGGCTCTACGTCTTCTGCGCCTAAGACGCAAGCAGAAAAGACTGCAGCAGCTAAATCTGCTACTGATGATTGGGTATCAGCAACTCAAGCAGTACAGTCTACAAGTACTGATGATCCTAAAGCATGGTCTGATGCAATTAAAGCACAATCAGAGGCAAGTAAAGCTGCAACTAAAGCTATTCAAGAAGCTTCAGGTTGGTCTGGTGGATTCTTCGGCAGTGCTTCAAATCCTGACTGGAGAGATGCCGCTGCTGAAGGTGGCTTGATGTCTAAAAAGAACAAGAAGAAAAAGAAATAACTACTACTAATAACAATAAGGCTACCCAGCAATAGTGCTGGCCCCAACATAAGGAAAACAAAATGAATGTAGCAGTAAAAGCAACCCCTAAGAATGCAGGTTTTGTAGACAGAGGGTTTAACCATGCGCAACGTAAGAAGCGTATTGAAGAAGAAGAAAAGGAAATTGCTAGACTAGAGGCAGAAGCTCGTGGTGAAGAATACGTTGAAGAAGCTGAATCCAGTAGCGAAGATACTGAGGACACCAAGGTACAAACCTCAAGTAATACCGAACAAGAAGAACAAGCATCCACGCAAGGGGAAACACAAGAAGACGATTCAGACACAGGACTAAGTGCTGAAGAAAAATCTTTTAAGAAACGTTACGGTGATCTGCGTAGACACATGCAAGAAAAAGAGAAAGAGTGGAATAACAGACTTGAATCTCTTGAGAAGCGTAAAGCAAAGGATACTATTGTTCCTCCTAAGTCTAACGAAGACATTGAAGAGTGGGCAAAAAAATACCCAGACGTTGCAGGTATTGTTGAAAAGATTGCTTCAGAAAAAGCAAAAGAAATGTTCAGCAAAGCAGAAGAACGTCTAAAAGAATTAGATGAAGCTCATAATGAAGCACTGCGAATGAAAGCAGAAAATGTTATTCGTAAGTCTCATGATGACTTTGATGAATTAAGACAGTCAGAAGACTTTCATAACTGGGCAGAAGAACAACCTAAATGGGTTAAAGATGCTTTGTATGAAAACATGGATGATCCTGCATCCGTAATTCGTGTGATTGATCTTTATAAAGTTGATAACGATTTGACTCCTGCAGCAAGAAGAAACACTAAGAAAGCTGCAGCGTCTACCGTTTCAAAAGGAACTCGTACCTCTATAGATGCTAAAGGTGTGTCAGGCCAAATCAAAGAGTCTGACGTAGCTAAAATGTCAGCTAAAGAGTTTGAGTCACGTCAAGATGATATTTCAGAAGCAATGAGATCTGGAAAGTTTATCTATGACATTTCTGGTGCTGCCAGATAAGGTGTTGACACTTTAAAAGTGTTACATATAACTACGTGTATCTAAGTAAAGCCTCCCTCGTGGACTACCTTTACTGATACTTTTTCACAAAAAGTCTAAACTACAAAGAACTACCTGTTCAAGTATAGGCCCAGTAGGTATTCGGTTGCGCAACTGAGTACCTTTCTGCACCCTAGAAAAGTAACAGCCTCTTTCAGGTGTTTAGCTTTCTTTTAAAGCCAAATATCATGGAGGATTTAACTATGGCTTTTGCATCCGCTTCAGGTTATACCAACCTGCCAAATGGGAACTTTTCCCCAGTCATCTACTCGAAAAAAGTGCAGCTTGCGTTCAGGAAGAGCACAGTTGTAGGTGACATCACGAACTCCGAATATTTCGGGGAGATCGCAAACCAAGGTGACACAGTGAAAATTATGAAGGAACCTGAGATTTCAGTTTCTGCATACACTCGTGGCACAACCATCGCAGCGCAAGATTTATCAGATGACGATTTTTCATTGGTCGTTGATAAAGCTAACTACTTCGCTTTCAAGATGGATGATATCGAAGAGGCACACAGCCACATCGACTTCATGAACCTTGCTACCAACCGTGCAGCTTATCGTCTTGCTGATCAGCATGACCAAGAAGTTCTAGGTTACTTGTCAGGTTACGCACAGTCTACATTGCACTCAAATGCTGACACTGTTAACACAACAGTTAACGGCACAAAAGCAAACACATCTGCAGGTTCAGATGAATTGCTTGCAGCAAACAAGCTAAACAAAGGTGACTTTGGTAACATCACTACTTCAGGTGCTGATGACCATTCAATTCCTGTTGCAGCACGTTTGCCAGGTGCAACTGCACTACCAACAGATTACGTTTCACCAACAATGTTGGTTGCTCGTATGGGCCGTCTACTTGATCAACAACAAGTTGATAAAGATGGTCGTTGGATCGTAATTGACCCTGTCATGATGGAAATCTTGATGGACGAAGATTCACGTTTCCTACAATCTGAGTGGGGTGCTTCAGGTGGCCTACGTAACGGTCTAGTCATCAACAACTGGAATGGTTTCAGAGTTTACTCTTCTTCAAACCTACCATCAGTTGGTACTGGTGCTGCTACAACAGGCACAGCAAACCAAAACACTAACTACGGTGTTATTGTTGCAGGTCATGATTCTGCTGTTGCAACTGCAGAGCAGATCAACAAGACTGAGACATACCGTGACCCAGATTCATTCGCTGACATTGTCCGTGGTATGCATCTTTACGGTAGAAAAATCCTACGCCCAGAAGCGTTGGTTACAGCTAAGTACAACTTGGCTTGATAAAATAAAGGAGGGGGCTGCTTCGGTGGCCCTCTTACTCACATGAATCTAGTTTCTTCTGATTACAAAATAGTCCTTAATGACACCCACGCCTTGACTAAAAACGAGTGGGGTGGTGGCCACAGTATAGACAAGCTTCCTAGATACGAAGGTTTTTTGAAGAGCCTAGAAGTAAAAGAAATATTAGACTATGGATGTGCTAACGGTAAGTTCAAAGTCTACATGAATAAAAAGAAACCTGAGTATATTATACAAGAGTATGACCCAGGTATTAGAGGGAAGGATAAAGATCCAACTCCTTCTGATTTTGTAGTTTGTTGTGACGTAATGGAACACGTTGAACCAGACTATCTAGACAATGTAATGAAACACTTACAGAGTTTAGTTAAAAAGGGTGGGTTCTTTAATATCTCTACTAAAGAGGCAATAACTATACTTTCGGATGGAAGTAATGCTCATAAGATTGTAGAGACAGGGGAATGGTGGGTAGACCTATTTAATAAATACTTTGAAGTATTTGATGTAGAGATAAAAAGATTTGAAACAAATTTTAAAGTGCTCCCAAAAGATACTTGATACAATAGTACTTCCTTTAGATAATATAAACTCTGTTAATGATAATCTTCAGGATCATGCTTTTGAGAATACTCTGAAGAAAAGCATAGAACTAAAAGGAATGTTGCATCCTATCTTAGTTTGTTTAGATAAAGACTTTAAACAAACAGATATAAGTAAGTTTGAACGTAGACCTGTACCACAAGATATTAAAGAGAAGTACAGATGTTTAATAGGGAACAACAGATACAAGTTTGCTGTAGAAAATGGTTACACTCACATTGAGTGTCATGTAGTAAAAACTTTTGAAGAAGTAAAACTTGCACACCATAAGACACAGATAGAACCTAGAAAGATGTAAGATGGCTACATACGTTGCTTTAACAAATGAATTGCTAAGACGTTTAAACGAAGTCACACTAGATACTGCTGGTGATGGTTTTGATACAGTACGTAACGTACAAGCTCTAGCAAAAGATGCTGTTAATAACTCAATTAGAAGTATCTTACAAAC